CACTGCGTCTTCAAGTTCCATTTCCTCAGCAGAGGTCTTCACCCCACCAGTCTCACCTAATACACGGGTTAACTTAAGCTTAAGCTCATCGTATGCCTTGTATGTTGACGGATCGGTAAACTCTTTAAGGGAATATGCCTTATCGTAGATCGCTTCCAACTTATCATCTTCAGCCAAGGCTGCAGGGTTATCGAAAGAAGAACGGTCGTAGTTACGATATCCATCTACCTGTGCGATCTTAATCTTAAAGTTCGCGCCCTTCCATAAGTCGAATGGGTTAACAGGGGTTTCGTCTTGGAACTGAGGTTGCATAGAGTCCATGATCTTATCAAAGATCTTCTTGCCGTATTCATAAAGGAATACTTTACCTTCGTTCTCTGGGTTACTTGGATCGCTAACTATGTAAATATTAGATACATAATGTAGACGACGTTTCTGGTCACGAGCGGTCTTCTTGTCGCTTTCAATGCCAGAGTTCCATAACTTCGTATTCATTTCTGATACTGGGTCGTCTTTTCCTATTGTAGTTAGTGATTTCTCAACATACCACTGACCAGTAGGACCTTGAAAGAAGTGATCCCAATACTTAGCCCAAGGAAGATCATCCCCTTCGACCTGTGGTAAGAATCGGACAACAGCATAGCCGTTACCTGCTTTATCCACGGTTGGTTTCCACTTGCGTTCGTCTTTGTACGATGTGTTGCTCTTCTTACCACTATCAGCTTCTGCTGCTGCGGTTAAAGAATCTAGTTTCATTGCACGTGCTTTTAAGTCTGAAAAACTCATTTTATATACTCCGTTGTATTAATTTGTATTAATTAGTATCATTGTGTAAAGGTCTTTAAAATCAGGTTCTTCATCTTCGTTCTATCGAAGTCCAAGAACTGTTGATATTTAATGACTTTCTTATAGATATCAGGCCACAGTATTGTTTCCGTAATCTTTGAATTGGCACCCTCAATAAAACCAGTAAGCCTATTCATTATACACACTGTCTCGAGAGACAATGTTCCTTCCAAATATAGATCGATAATCTTAGGGTATAATTTACCATCATTCCCTAACAACGTACCTAAGTCCATATCCGAAACATCTTCTAATTCATTCCTGAATATATAAGATAAACTATCTATACGTTTTAAGAACTGTGTATAAGTGTCCTCATCCCGTATCATATCACCAACCCACTTATTACCTGCTACCTGATGGCAAGCAAAGTATTTGATAATCTCTTTCTCATCCTTAAAACGGCTGCCAATCTTAGTTAGTTGGTACTTGTCGTTTCTTCCCCAGTAGCTCTTCTGGGTCACGTTAGTCTTAAACCTATACTTGAAACAATCATAAGAAGGACTGTTAAAGTGTAGGTTAACCGCGTGAGAATATTTGTAAGCTTCAAAACCATCCATAACCATATTATACCTCAATCACACCCATAAGTCAAGTTAAATAGGCAAAGTATATGAGGGATTTCCTCCTACAATCATATTCAAATCCATTGCTTCGACTTCTAAGTGTTCCACAATGGACTTAGATAACAACCGCTTACAATCCCTTGGGTCAACTTCGTACTTCTCGCACACAGCAATGATGGCATCCAAATACTCAACGTTCCTGTTGTCTCTAATATAATCTTCGATTAGCTTCGAGAAGTTCTGTTTGTTAATATCTATTGGCATCGGAGTATCACCGTATCCTTATTGATTCGCCCAGTAGGAATACGCTTAACTGTCTTCAGCGTCTCTACGAGCTTGGTTATTTGTTTAGGGGTTTTCTTTAAAATATCAGGAAGTATATCAGCAGGTTTGCGTAACGCCATAACCTGAGAGAAGTCAGTACTAAACTTCTTGATAGTGGAACCACTAACCTGTAAGCCATCAGGAGTATCTGAGACGTATATGGTTAATTGTCGTGTTTTAGTATTGAACAAGTAGAGGTTCATCGACCCAGGAATTAACATAGGGTTGACAGACGTTAGCTTGTAGTCAGCGTTACTAGTCTCGAAATTTAGACGTTCGACCTGTTTGTCCGCGCCTTTCGGCTTCTTAGCCTTAATGGTTCGGGTTGCCTTCTTAGAGTTCTTGAATAGATCTACATCGGCAATAAGTCCTTCTAAGAATACTACACGGGCTTTAACTTCCCGCATCGTAAGGTCTGGATACGCTTCCTGTATCTCTTCGTCCTTATCAATGTACAACCTATAGTCTGTTAAGAACTCATTGATCCAAGCGAGTATATCAGTGAATGATTTGATGTCCTTAATAGTCAATTGATTGTATAAGTTATACTTGACCTTGGTAGCCTCTTTACCAGCCAACCACATATCCTCTATATCGTATAGATCTTGGACAATAGTAGTTAAGGCGACTTCACGAGTCCTTACAGAAGGAGCAACAACAATCTTAGTCACCTCCGTCTTCTTGACATCAGCAGCAGTTCTGTTGATTAGATCACCAGTAGTATATAACCGAGCGAATCGATCTTCCATCCAACGTCCAGCTTTAGACCACTGTCCGTCAAACTTATTACCTAGTGCTGTCCAATAACAAATAGAGGCGAGGATAGGGAGCGTAAGCTCGTGTGAGGGGTTTGCGAGGATAGCCGTATAGTGAGGCTTATCGAACTCTCGTTTAACGTAGTTCTTAACAGCTTCACCCATCTCCTTAGAGTCGACTTCGTGTTGAACGTAGTACCTGAAGTCGGAGAATGATCCCGAAGTGGGAGCACCTGCGAGTCCAGTTTTCTTTCTAGCTCGTGCTTTTTTTACTGCCATAACTATCACCATTTATCATAATATAGATATTATACCTCATTGCGAGGTAGAAGTAAAGCTTATTTTGAATATATTTTTGAGATATATTCTTCGAACTGTTCAACCTTCTCAACTCTGTCAGGCCATTTAATATACTCGCGCTCTGGATTAGCTTTCAAGTTATTAAGGAGAGGTGTGATTGCGTTATACAATTCGTCTAATTTGGTCTGGGTATTAGTAACTTTATCAGTGGACTTCTGTACGACATCTAATTCGTTTTCGTCTACTAGGGTGAACCCAAAATCGAACCCGTTATCCATGTAACACCTGAGCAGCACCTTTAGCCCATCCAACGGCAATTGATTCTACATGGAATAGAGAACGTGTTCCCATATCATCCGTGCTAACAACGTTACCTGATGCGTCCTTATATACAATACTGTATTGTGGACCTGACCCTAGTTGGTTTGGTATCTCGTGAACTTCCGCTACCGAACCGTCTTCTTTAAAATACTGATTCATAATTGCTAAATCCTTCCGCTAAAATATCTTCGTTGCCGTATGCTTCGTCTTCGTTTAACTCTCTTCTTTCAAAAAGTTGTTTAACGTGAACCATTTCGTGGCAAATTGTAGTAATTAATTCTTTAAGCTCTAACGTTTCCTCTACTTCTATTTCGTATTCGCCGTCTTCGCCTGATTCAAAAGCCCAGCCTACTACCCCGTCTTCCTTTAAATCTATTACTTGTAGGTCTATATATACCTCGTCTGGTACGCCTAGTTGCCCCCTACAAAAATCTACTACTTCGTAACCTAGTTCTAGTAAATTCATTTTTAAAGCCCCTTCAATTAATATACAACTATTATACCATATATCAGGGGCAAAGTAAACACTTATTTTACTTTATTTTAATGTTCTTTTACCTCTTGAGTGATCGATTCCATCTTACTCATATACATCATCAGTTCACGATCTTGGTGATCGCAAGTCTTTTCTAACAGATTGATGCGGTTTTCTAATACCTCTACCCTTCCTAACAACTTAACAACATCGTCCGTGGGTTTCCTAGTAATTGAAGCTATTGTAGAACCAGTCACTGCAGTTGAATTTGACATATTAATTTCCTTTATTTTCGTTTAATCTACTAGTCAATTCCATCTCGACTTCCTTGGCTAGTTCGATTGATGACTCAATGATATACACTAACTCGGGATTCTTCTGGGCTAGTATCTTTGCTTTAAGTAAGGTTATATTCAAAGCTTTAATCTTAACATGGATCTGTTCGTTAGAGTGTATCATAAGTATTTATCAATTCCCAGTGATGATTTCGTAGATTTCTTTCCAGTTATTTACACGAGTACAAGAGAAAGCATTAAGGTTAGTGTGGTTAGACATAAGCAAACCTTCTAAGCCAAACTTGTTTCCGTCAATAATGTTTTCTTCCTTATCTTCGATCCAGTAACAGTTAGTACCTTCCCATTGGGCTAGTACATCAGTCTTATCGTCCCCACAACCTAGGATAGTGAAACCATCCCACATTGACTCACCGAACACATTGAACAAGTTAGCTACACGCTTTTGCTGTGCTTCCTTGTTGGTAGTCTGTGAGGTAATCACGTGGAAGATATAACCGAACTCTTCATGTAATTTACGGACGTATTTGATAGCGTCACCTAATGGGGAAAGGGTTAACATCTCATCAGAGTCGTTAAACTCACGGACGTATTTCTTACCTTCCTCAGGGGTTAAGCCGAGTGCTTCACCTACGTTGTAGACACCAGAACAGCTAGAGAGCCCATACTTGTTCCACATCCAACGGTAGAAGTGAAACTCCCAGTCAAGTAGAACACCGTCAACGTCTGTTAAAATTACTTTGTCTTTCATAGTTACCTCTAAATTATTATACTAACCGTAAGTATTGGGCTTTGCAGTACGCAGTAGAAGTTTTGTAACCTTCCAAGCGAGCAGATTTATCGTTACGAATCATTGACACTACTACCTTATCGTTCTCAGATAAGTTAATGTAAGACGTACGAGGCATTTCATCGAAACGAGTTAACGAATCAGGGAAAATCTCTGAAGGCTTAACATACTTGCCTGTCTTAGGGTTAGTGCGCCCTTTAGTATATACAGCTACATCCAATATACCAGTCTCTGGGTCTACTGAGCGAAAACCTTCGTTTGAAACTACTAAACCATTTTCTAATAAAATCATAATCTAAATTCCTTCCTTCATTTAATATACAACTATTATACCGCATTTTTACTACGAAGTAAACACATTTCTTATATCGTTTAGTTATATCGTTATACTTCTGAGTCATATAAGTTGTGGGCGTCTTCATAACCGACCCAACGCTCTACGCCTGTGAACTTTAGACAATCAAGAAGATGTGAATCCTCTCTAAGTTTCATCAATTCCTCAGGGGTTGGGTTAGCTTCTTCAAGCTCTTTGATACGATTAGCCGCCCAGATTAGATACTGACCAGCATTCATTTGTTTATCAAGTTGTTCTTTATTCATCTTCCACCATTCACATATAATGCTAATAAGGATAACCCTATATTCAATACAACTAAAACATACAATAAGCCTATATAAACTTTCATTACGCTACAGCCTCCACATACATACGGTGACCTTTAATCAACCACTTATCACAAATAGGAAGTCCGTTCTCATCTTCATCAACAACGATATAAGCCACAGTCTTCTTAACGATAGCATAACGATAACCAGAATCAATACCTTCACGAGGAGTTGTTACCCAAACCTTATGGGGATAACCGTCACCGTAGAATTCAGTATCGTCATCATTGACGCTAAACTCAAAAACGTTTCCGTGATCATTCTCACGAAACATTCCAAGGATAGTTCCATCACGATCAAAGTAAGTACTGCTAGGGGCGTACGACATAATAAAATTCCTTCCTAATTAACTATACAACCATTATACCGTATATTGAAACAAAAGTAAACACTTATCTTCATTTATTTTTAGAGCATTTAGTTATAAGCTTATATGGAACCACTTAGGTACTGGTCGTTTTGACCAAACCATTTTGAAGCGTTTAGCCTTAGTCTTATAAAAGTTTCTGTAAGATTGTACAGCATCTTCTGTAATACATTCCGGATTACCGCCCATTGCTAATTTGAATGGAGATAACTCTTTGGTGTGCTTGATTTCCGTTGGAGGGTTTCGTAAAATACTTCTAAGCTTTGTATCGGTTGCATGTATTTTGCCATACCTAAAGGTATACTCAGCACATAGTGCAATAAAATGCTTATAGTGCCATTCATAGTTTTGACAGTTTTCGCGAGTCCATACAGTCGATGGATGATTATAGTGACATGCTTTATACAGTATGTTTTCTCTACCATCATCTAACTTAAAGTACTGCAGCATAGAACCTGACTTAGAAGGTCTACGTTCCATGACACCATCTACCATGCGATGCACAGTTGATAACATTTGCGCTGATTCAACAATCATCTTGACAACATGCTTATCGCATTGCAGCTGAGCCGCTATAGTAGGATCATTATCTAGTATGAATATATTCATTACTCTTCTCCAATTGGTTAAGATACCATTATACCGTATATTGAAACAAAAGTAAACACTTATTTTAATTATTTTTAAAGTATTTTATAGCTTCCTGTAGGGGATGTACCCAAACATCTCTCTGTTCGATGTACAGTTGTGGAGGATTGTTATCTACCGCCATGATAGTAACTAGCTGGGGGATGTTCATACCTGTGCGTTCTTCCCAAGCAATAGAGTAGAAGCACTCCTGTTTGAAGTACGATTCACACCACTCACGTTTCTTAGGTTTCATTGAGGTCTTGAAGTCAATGATGGAAGGAACCCCATCAAAGTCAGCCACACAGTCTACACGTCCAGCCACTCCTAAGTGGTCTGAGTATAAAGCAGTTTCTTGGCCGTAGATATTACCGATGCGTTGTAGTAATGGTTTGATAGAGAGGAAGTTCTCTATGATATTAGGCATGTAGCCTATAAGGTAATCGGGGTCGTTATTGAGGTATTTTTCGATAGCCTCGTGAACGGAAGTGCCTCGCCTAGATGATCTGAAGAGGATCTTATTAGCTTCTTCTAAGCCAATACGTTCCTTCCACGCATTGATATGCGGACGAGCGAGTTTCTCGAGGATGGTTGTGATAGAGAAGTATTCAGTCTTTCTATCTGGTGAGATGTATGTACGTCCAGTTTCCCTAGTAAAACAAGGAAGGTCGTCGTACCCCAATTCGGTCTTTACGTGATTAAATGTTTTCATACCTATATTATATACTAATTCAGGTACAAAGTAAAGTTTATTTGTGTATTATTGTTGTACCAATTTCGTAGTGTATAATAGGTTTACAAACTTTCATATTGGACTTACCTTTACCATACATGTATCCGTCAACGTTAAGAGTTATCGGAGAACCAGTACACTCTGAGATTAAGTCAGAGGCGGTGGCTGGTGTTAGGTAGTAAGCGGAGGCAGGGGCTAAACCTTTATTAGATTCAGCTAAGAATTTGAAATTCATTGATGGGGTGATGTCAAACTTACCGTAAGTCATCGTATCGTGTTCTATGATAATCATAGGTTCTGTACACTGCGCCCACAAATAGTAATGTGAGTACCAAACAGCTTTCTCAGTTTCTGTGAATTCTCTAGTGCTTTTATTAGACTTCAACATACCAAAGACTAGTTCATCACCTAGTGTATCAGGTGTAATAGCCTCAAACATATTAACCACATAATCCCTATCTGTCCAAGACGGGAGGCAGTGGTTCTTATAATATTGAGATATTTCGTTGTCTGATATTTGGATCATCCAGACTGGGACGTTATTGGATAACATATTTACCTAGCATTAGTGCGTC